TCCCTGCGGCGTGCCGTCATCGGCCGGCACGTTCTCCACCCGGAAGATCAGTATTGGCCCGCCGACGGTTGCTGATCGTCCGCCATAAATCCAGGCGAGATTGCCGAGATCATCGGCCCAGCGGAGGCTTGGAGCTACGCCGGTCTGGTCGCCGTCCTTGTGCAGGAATACTTCGCTGTTGATCTGTAACTTCCCATCGGCCAGAAACCGGATTGGGATGTCCTCCGCAAAGCCATTCACGTAACGGACGAAGCTAAGATCATAATTGCCTTGCCCCAGGCCAGTCGTGCCGATCATCCATCGCCGCAATCCGTCTGCCTCAAAACGCACCGCCGCTAGTTCAGTTCCACGCAATGCAATACCGGCATCGCCGAAAGCACTCGTGAGAACGACCTCGGCACCAGGACCGCTAATCGGCTCGGTCACGCGCAGGTTGCCGGTCATCGTATCGCCGGCCTTGAACACATAGAGTTGGTCAGCCTCGATGCGCGTCAGCCCGCCGCCGCTAAGCTGCTCCCACTCGGTGAGTTCGTGACTCCAGATTACATAGTCGCCGTTGCTGATGACGCGACCACCGATGCCGGCGATCTCGGGCGGCGCGATCTCGGGCAGCGACGGATCGACTGTAACAGCGGTGAAGTAGTCGCCCGGATTGCTGGTGAGTGCAGTCAAGTCAGGATCGTTGGCGGCAACCTGCCACGTCCCTTGATAGGTTAGCCGCGCGCCGACAATCGCATCGACATACGCCTTGCTAGTCGCATGCCCCGGCTGGGTCGGAAGGCCGGGCAAGGTCAGCATTCCCGTCATCGTGTCGCCGGTCTTCACGACAAAGGTTGCCGAGCCAGGAATGCCCGCGCCGGATGCCGCCTCAACGCCCGGCAGGAATAACGACCACGCTTCGTTGGTATTGTGCGGCACTGAATCAGTGCGCTCGCGGGCGATCCAGAGATGATAGCCGAGCCGAACGATGTCACCCTTCTCGTAGGTTTCGCCTGGTGTATAGGCGCCGACGTAGCGCATCGTGGTGACATCGATCGGCGGCGAGACCCTATCATCCTCATATTGAAACGTGATGATGCCGGGCGCATCGAGCCGCACGCCCTTGATTGAGATACCGCGCGGACCGACCTCCCCACGCGGTCCCGGTATGCCATCACGACCAGCCGCGCCGGTCACGCCACGCTCGCCTGGTATGCCGCGCTCGCCTTGCTTACCGCGTCCGCCGCGCTGCGCCACGAGTGCCCACTGATCGGACGGCGGCGCGGTATCCGCAGCCGGAACGACGCAGCGCCACGTGTTGCCGTCGACCGCGACCTCGTCGCCCATCACATAGACGCCGTCGCCGCGATAGCCGCGCCGGTGGATGGGGATCGGGAACCGCATCGGCAGTTCGCGCCGCAAGCCGTCGCTCTGATCGATGCCCAGCGTCACGGAACGCGGCTCCGCCTCGTCGAGCACGAGATCAATCCCGGCCACGCCATCGGCGATGATGCGCCAGGTCGCCGCGTCCGGGCCTGGGGTCTCGGCCGTGCGGTCAATCGCCTGCCAGGTGCCGCCGCGATGCCGGGCGATCTCGCCTGGGTCGTAGACGCGGCCGGCAACGTGGGCATGCGCGATCGTCAGATGGCCATCGCGACCATCACGCGGGCGCGGCGCCGTGGCGAACAGCGCCATCAACCGGTCGGGCATCGCGCGGGTTTCCTGCACGACGAGGGCGTGCAGCGAGCGCACCGCTTCCGCGCTTTGCCGGATCGCGTCTTCGGCACGGCGCCGGGTCTCGTCGAGCAGCTCATCGGCCTGTGCCGTGCGCTCGGTCAGCCGGTCGGCAAGCGCCGCCTCGAAAGCATCAAGCCGGGCCTGGACATCCTCGCGCAGCCGCACCAGCACTGGTGCGACTGCGCGGACGACTGCCTCGGTTGCAGGATCAAGCAGCGCGCGATCGCCGTCCATGGATCACATGCCTTGTTGTGCGGCGCTCGGCGCTCGGGAGTAGCCGGCGCGGTGGCGCGTCGCGGAATACCTCGCCCATCAACGCGTCGCGCAATGCGTCCGAGGACAGTGCCGGTGCCGGCAGCGCAAGCTGCGTAGGCGCGTCCAGCGCGGCGGTCGGTGTCGGTGGCGGGTTCGGCCCACTGGTCGGTGGCTTGCTGGTTAGATCGGTGCGTGTCGCGAGCACTTCGACCGGGACCATCTGTTGCTGCATGAAAATCTGATCGCCACCCGTTACCGGATTGAGACCTTCGACCGCGCGCGCTTCATTCGGGGTGCGCAGCCCGCCCTGGACCGATCGCGCGAGTGCTTCGACGCGTGCCTGCATCTCGGTGCGGAACAGATAGTCGGTATCGAATTCCAGCCATTCGGTGCGGCCGTTCATATCGAAGAACTGAGTGAACTTGTCCTCGATCGCGACCATATGGGCGACTAGGCAGCCGGAATAATAGATCCGCACAAGCTGTTCGGACGAGTTGTAGGACACCTTGGTGAGATCGCCGAGCATGAAGATCGGCAGGCGATAGACCCGCGCAACGTCTTCGACCGTATAGCGAAGCTGCTCGATAAGCTGCGCGTCGACCGAGGTCATCGCCAGCGACTTCCATTCGAGGCCCTGTTCCAGCACGGCAACGTCGCCCGCGTTGCTCGGTCCCTTGTAGACCGCGTTCCAGCGATCCTTGATCTCGTTCGCCTTCTGCGGGTCGAGCTTGCCGGCGGTTTGCAGCACGCCGGACGGCCGCGCCATCTGATTGAAGAACCGTTCCGACTGCGTGAGAATGGCCATGCCGGCGGAAGTCGATAGCGCCGCCGCCATCAGAGGTGTAATCCCGATCAGTGGATCGGCCAGCGTCAGCATGCGGTGGTGCAGGCACTCACGCGTCGTCAGCATCCGCTGGACATCGATCTCGGCGAGCGGTTGCGGACCGACCTGATAGAATACCTCGCTGCCCGCGCGATACGGCCACACGTGGTCAGGAAACAGCACGTGTAATTCGTCAATCTCATAGCGCCGGTTGCGCATGGCATAGAGGTAGCCGCTGCCGCGATAGAGCTGTGACGCCACGAACTGCTTCATCATATCGAACCGGGTCTGGTAGCCATTCGGCTTGTCCAGCACGCGCAGTGCGGCGGAATTTTCCACTTCGGTCCGATCGCCTCTGGCCCCCTTGTAATGCCGGATCGGCAAGCGGGCGATATCACTGCTGATCGTATCGATCGAGGTGTAGACCGCTGGGAATGCGAGCAGCGGCGGCATCGTATTCGGCGACGGGTAGCCACTCTGGAACCACGTCGGTCCCCACTGCATCGGTGGCGTGCTCGGCCACCAGGCATTGCGCGTCAGCATCCGGCCGACGCGTAGTCCTACGCGCGTGATGAAGTCACGCAGTGCCATGCTAGCGGCGTCCGGCAGGGCGTCCTGGCGGTGGCCGCACTGGCGCGCGGACCGGCGCATCGTGGCTGGTCATCGGCTGGACCGGATGGCCGGGCTGCTCATCAGCCGGCGGCGGTTCGATCGGCTGCTCGGGCTGTCCATCAACCGGCGGCGGGTCGATCGGCGGCGGATCGACCGGCGCATCGGGGTCGACCGGCGCCACGCTGCCGATATTCCAACCAAGCTGCACTTCGTGGTGGTCCACTTCAGTTTCCGGCGTGATAACGGTGCCCAGGTCGAGCGGTGTGCCGCGATACTGGAACGCCCAGACGGTGCGATAGGTCATATTCATTGCGGAACCTATTGGATGGGAACGGCGGGAGACCGTCGCCAATCTCCCGCCGTTGCGCTCATTCCTCGGTCAGTGCCCAGGTGACCGCGACATCGTGCCGGCGTGCCCAGGTATGCGACATGCGCAGCCGCATAAACACCATGTCGTTCTGGAACGCCGAATAGTAAGGCGGTGGCGGTGGCGTCGGCGGTAGCGGCGGCGGGCCGTCATCGAGCAACACCGATGCCTCGGTTGATGCGTCGATAACCGGTCCCATATCGTCGGCCCAGATCAGTTGCGATGCATCGATTAGCGCGTAGGCAGTCTGCAAACCCGTGCCGGGCGGGAACGGGATCGCAATGGCCGTCGAGTCTACGATCGGGTAGCCGAGCAAGGTGCCGGCATCGATCTCGGCCTTGAACGCAAATATCTCGGTTGCCTGGGTCCGCAGCAACCGGAGGAACTCCTTAGTCCGCGCATTCATGATCCAGACCGGCGCCAGCATCGGAACGTTTTGCATGCGTAGGGCTAGGATCATCCCCTTCAGTGCGGTCGTGACATCGGCGACGCTTGGGTCGGCGCCGATCCCGCCGTCGGGGTTCATCGTGACGTTAAACAGGATACCGGCCGGGTTGGCGCCTTGCGCGTTCGCCGCTATCGTCGAGAAGAAAAACGAGTCGACGGTCCGCGCCGTGCCGGCCAGCATATCATCGCGGATTAGCATCTCAGTCGGTGGATCGGACCGCCGCAACAGTTCGGTAGTCTGCGGAACTATCACCGCCAGCTTGCTAGGCACCAGCGGCATCTGGGCGAAGGCGAGACGCTGCACCCTGATCGTATTACCTTCCCCGACATAGCCGCCGGCCACGCCGCCGGTCTGCCGTGGGATAAGCAACTGGCCGTTATTGTTGAAATTAAGCCGGCGCATCGAGGGCATCCGTCCGACGATTAGCATAGGGCGCAGCATCTCGATGAATTCCTCGGCCAGCCGTTCGAAGCGGGTGATGAAGCCGCTCCCGAGTGCGCCGTCGTTCGTCGCCATCGGCGGCACCGGGGCGCGGATCTGCATTGCCGCACTACGGTGGATGCAATCACCTAGCTCGTCATCACCCCAACGCATCCGAGCATACTCGGCTGCGTTCCACTGACCGGCGACCGCGACGGCGATGGCCATACGCGTGAAGTCGGCACCACGGAACGCGTCGCGTCGCTCCCCCGTTATGACCGGATTGGCGCGTTGCGTCCGCAGCACAAGCGACGTGCCGGGCGTATTGCCGGGCACGTTCCCCGACGCTGGTGCGGCCGAGCGCGTGAGCGAAGTCTCGGCCTCGGTCCAGTGGCGAAGCTGCTGGTCGATAGTGTCGATCCTGGCGCGGCATTCGCTGATCGTCGCGGTCTCGGCTTCATTGATGTCGCGATTTTCATCGAGTGCCGGCTGTAGTGCGGTTTCGTAAGTGCGAACCATCTGACCGCGTTCGGTGTTGAGCGCGGCGATACGTTGCGAAAGCGTCGTCATAGACTGTGACCTTGAGCAGCGCCCGAGACACCGGGCAATGACACGACTACGTGCCCTTGACCCGCGCCAAGTCGGCCAGAGCGAGATCGCGTTGGACAAACTTGCCCACGGTCTGCGGGGCAGGCGATCCACTGGCGGTAGCGCGGAATACCCCATCGGCGAACAACCGCCGAAGGAATTTAGGTGAGCTATCGATCGACTTAGCCAAGCCGAGCGCATCGGGATTGGCTGGAACAGTGCAGAGCGATAGCTCGATCAGTTGCGAGCGCAGGAAGCGGTAACCGTCCCAGCGGCCACGATCGTCCAGCCGATCCTCCGCCTCGATCGGCACGAAGCCGACAGAAACGGCACGGATCAGTCGCAGGTTTACGGCGCGCGCCAGCTTGTCGACGAACTCGTCGTGACCCTCGGGCGCGAACTCGACCTTCGCGACGGTCTCGGTGCGGTCCCGGTCGGACTCGAATTCGCGCACCCAGCCGATCGGCATACCCCAACTGTTATGCGACCACAGGAATACCGGATTGCGCCAGAAGTCCGCCAGGTCCCATTCCTGTTCGATGATATCGCCGTAGCGGTCGATGCGATTGGTCGAGGCGACGAAGCGCGCCATGCGGTTTTCGTCGAGCGGGCCGATCTCGGCCTGCTTGACGACGGGCGAATGGTTACGCTCTAGGCCCGCGCTCACGGCGACAGCAGCACGTCGGACGTGTCCTCGACTTCGACTTCGATATTGCCGTGGTCGTCCTCGGTGACTGCAACGATCATCTCGCCGTCCTCAGCGGTGATCGTGACCGAATTCTCGTCGCCGGTTACCGTCACGCGGCTTCCCAGCGCGCTTTGGATCGTCGGGTCGAACGGTTCCAGTTCGTCGGTAACGTCCTCGTTGTCGGTCCAGTCCTCGCCGGGTTCGTCCGTGGTCAACGAGGGGTTGTCCGGTTCCAGTTCGGGCGTGACGTCCTCGCGCTGCACCGGTCTGGCAGCGAGCGACTGCGCGATAATCCGATCGGCGAGCGCGAGCGAGGCACCGCCGCGTCCCTGGTGCGCCGGTGCAGGTAGCGGCCCGACCGGCGCGTCATTCATGCGCGGAACGCGGGCCGGATTGATCGGCTGGCCGACGCGGTAAAAGTCGCCGCCGCGATGCGCGGTGGTCATTGGACCTGGGGACATCTGCTATGCTCCTTTTCGATCAGCCAGCCGGCGAATTCGCCAAACCGAAAGAATTCCAGCGCGTGCGCCGGTAGCAGCGATCTCGGCAGCGGTCGCTGCACGCCGCTCAGTGAAAGCTCTTTCGCAATGATCTCGTCCGGCTCGATGCCGGTCGCCACCTTGCCGGCGAGCGTGAGCCGCCACAGCACGGTGCCGGGATAGCCGGTTTCCGCTTCGCACTTGTCGAAGATGATCAGCACGCCGCCCGGCCGCATCGCGTCGAGCAGTCGATCGAGCAACGCCGCGCGCTCGGGAACCGTGACGAACATCAGGGTGAGGAACGCAATCGCAACATCGAACGGATCGAAAAACACGTTCTCGGCCCGCTCGACGAGCAACCGCTCGGGTTGCGGTCCGCGATACTGCGCGGCCATCTCGGCGGACGGCTCGACCGCGATCAGCTGCGCTTGTCGTGCCAGCAGGGTCGGCGCGATCGCGCGGCCGATATTGCCGGTCGCCGCGCCGAGATCGTAAACCAGTCCGCCGTTCGGAATGTAGTGCCGCGCGACATGCGCGACCGCGCCGGTCGCGAGATCATACCACGGCAATGTTTCGCGGACATGGCGATCGAAGCCGGCCGCTACGCCGGTATCGTCGAAGGTCCAGTTTGCCGGAATGGCAAAACCTGGCGCGTCGTTCATCTAGGTGAATTCCGCAGCAGTCAGCTGCGATTGCCCTGGCAGTAGCGGACGATACCCGGCAAAAAACAATCGAGGCGCCGCTGAAACGGCGCCTCGCAACGCAAACCGAAGGAACACAACGATGGCAAACACAGTGAACAATACCGCTCGCAACGTCAAGGCCGCCAAGCTCAGCGCCAAGGGGGTTGCGGCGAAGGCTCGCGCCGACGCGCGGTGGGAAGCGGCTCTTGCGAAAAGCAAGGCCGGGATTGCCGCCAAGGCCGTCCAGGCGAACCCGGCCGCTGCCGGTATCGCCGCCGCCAAGACGGACGATGCCGAGCGGACCGCCCTCAAGGCCGCCGGCAAGTCGATCCCGGCCGCGTTGACCGGGCGCAAGCCGGCGAGCAAGGCGAAGGCCGCGAAGCCTGCCAAGGCGAGCGCCAAGCCGGCCGCGAAGCCGGTAACGCTCGCTAAGGCGATCGCCGCGAAGGGCGGCAAGCCGACCGCCCAGGAGACCAAGGACGGACCGCTGGTGACCGGCGCCAAGGCGACGATCATCGGCATGATCGAGACCGCCAAGGCCGGCGTCACGGCCGCCGAGATCGCGAAAAAGCTCGGCTGGCCAAGGGCCGGCGGAACGATCTCGCGGGCGATCGCGCTCGCGCCGTTCAAGGTCCGCAAGGAGCGCGTCGACGGCACGCTCCGGTATTTCGCCGCGTAACGTGCTGAACCGAAGCAAGCCGCCGGGTCGGACGACTCGGCGGCTTCGTTTTTCAACTGAGGACAACCGCGATGCAGTGGAAATTCCAATTCCGCGTCGGACAGGATGACGCGTGGCTCGATCTCGGACCCTTCCGGCTTATTTACGAATGGTTCGAGGCTGAGGATGGACGGACTCCGGTTCCGTGGCGCCGCCGGTTCCGCGTCTTCCGGCGCGAGTTCACCTATTAGGCCGATCATATTGCCAGGAGCGCAACCGATGAGTAACCTGCAAGCCGAAGTGTATGAGGCGCTTCGCGCGATCGATATACCGGAGGACAAGGCCCTGAAAGCTGCGGAAGCGCTTAGCCGACGCGATGACGACGTCGTATCGATAAAGCGCGATCTGGCTGTCCTCAAGTGGATGGTCGGCACGTTGTATCCGCTCGTGTTCGCCATCTTGCTAAAGCAATTTATCGGCTGATCTAAGCCGGTCATGCCGCTCGACCGACAGAGGGCGCGGAGCAATCCGCGCCCTTGCTGCGTGTGGGCCCTAGAACGCGATCGCGGATCGTCGCGGCAAGCGCGGCCATCATCGGCGGCGGCACCGCGCGGCCGAGCCGCTCCCATTGCTGCGCATAGGTTCCGGTCAGCACGAAGTCAGCCGGAAAGCCGCAGATCGCGCGAAGCTCGGCAATCGAGAACTTGCGGCACTCGGTCGGATGCGCGACCGAGGCAAGGTGCGGTTTGCCGCCCTCGGCGGTAATGGTTCCGGACGGCGTATCGAGCGCGGCGCGCGTAAGCTGAAAATACCGCTCGGACTGCTCGCCCTGGCCGAGCTTGGCAAGCTCGCGGCCGACCGCATACCGCGACATATCCGCCTCGGTCTCGATCGTCATCCCACTTTGCGTGTGCGGTCGGTTGTGCGTCTGCACGGTCGGCGCCGGCTCGTCGACCGAGCGCTGCCGGTGCGCGGTGCTGATCTTGACTGACCGGCGCGCCTGGACTGTTGCGGCCGGCACGCTCGCGGACGCCATAGCGTGGCCGTTGAACCCGTTGGCGCACTCGACGGCGCCGATCCACGGCAGCGCGTCACGGACGCTGTAGCGGTATGCGAGCGGTGCCGGAAAGGCCGGCTTGGTCGCGAGATCGAGCCGCGTCCCGACAAAAAACAACCGCTGCCGCGCTTGCGGCACGCCAAGCCATTGCGCATCGAGCAGCCGGGCTTCGACGCGATAGCCGCAATCCTTGAGCGCCGCGAGGATGTCGAGAAAGAACCCTTTCCCCACGCCCTTGACCAGACCCGAAACATTCTCGGCGACGAACACGCGGGGCTGTAGACCGCGCAGCAGCCGGACGAATTGAAAGAACAGATCATCGGTCCGCTGCTTGCTGTCCGAGTAGCGCTTGACCTGTCCCCAGTGGCGCTGACGTTTGCCGGCCATCGAAAAGCTCGCGCAGGGCGGCGAGCCGTCCAACAGATCAAGCTCGCCAGCGTGCAGGCCGGCGGCGTCGAGTATTTCCTCCGGCTCGACCTTGCGGATGTCACGCGCATCGAGCCGGGTCTCGGGGAAGTTGGCCCGGTAGGTATCGCGGGCGGCCGGAATGAATTCGTTGGCCCAGACGACCTTGAAGCCGGCTATGCGATAGCCGAGCGACGAGCCGCCGCAACCGCTGAAGGTCGATACGGCGCGGTAGCCATTGAATGGCAGCGCGGCGATCTCGGCCATCAACGGAATGCGATACGGCAGCTTGTCGGCGCGGGCCGGACGAGGCGGCGAGCCGTTACGCTCGATCATGATCCGCGACCGCGGCGCCGCATCGATCGTCGGAAATGGCTGGTTCGTTACGTCGATGAATTCGTGGGCGATACCAGGGAAGTGCCGCGTCTTGTCGGTAGGATATTTCGCCCACGGCACGCCGCTCGATCGCTCGGCCCATATTCTCACGCGGCATCGTCCGGTTCCTCGGTCCGCGCCGCCGAGCCACCGGAAAACCGGAACCCGCATTTTGGGCAGACATGCTCGGTCTCGATCGTCTCGTCATACGCGCCGAATTCGCTCGGTGCCTGCGGACCGTTCATCAGCTTGTCGGCCTCGCCGGTGGAAAAACCGATCAATTCGATGTTGGCACCGAGACCCTGCAGCTCGGCAAGCTCGACACCGAGCAATTGCTGATCCCAGCCGGCGAGCGTCGGCAATTGATTGTCGGCGATCCGGTATGCCTTGATCTGCGCCTCGGTCCAGCCACGCGCGACCATCGTCGGGATTTCGGTAATGTCGAGTTGCCGCGCAGCAAGCACGCGGCCGTGGCCGGCGATCAAGGTACCCGCCTCGTCGACCAGGGCGGGCATCGTCCAGCCCCACTCGCGGATCGAGGCGGCCAGTGCCGCAACCTGGGCATCGCTGTGCGTCCGGGCGTTGCGGGCGTACGGGATTAGCCGCTCGATCGGCCAGCGCTCGACGCGATCGGCCGGCCACTGCGGCTGCGGTGCCGGCGTTGATTTCGCCGGACGCCGCGCGCTCACGCCAATGCCTCGGCGGTCATCGTCAGCGGTGGGGTCATCTGGCGCTCAAAGCGATCCGCGAAGTCAGCCCGCCGGATCGTCTCGGCGATCTGTGCCAGGAGCGAAGCCGGCGCGCGACCGAGCACGAGCGATTGCGTGGGGATCGCGATCAGCGGCTCGCCGGTCGCGACGATCGAGGCGAACCGCCGGAGACCGAGCGGCTCGCAGTCATTCTGGGAAATCGGAACGTGCGAGCGATGACGCGGACCGGTCTGCGGTCTGAC